GGGATTTTACAGCATACACAAGATGATATGACTGGTTTTTTATGAATACGCATTCGAAGTCGTGTTCCCGGCCTCTTGGCTCGTTGTCAACGGTTGACCCGTTGTTTTATGCCTATGCACAAGATGCACTGGCGGAATTGTTCGTCAAACCCCCTCCCCACAGGGGGGGGACACTGCCGTGTGTATACTCCGGCTGAGGCGAGGCGCCCTCACAGCCACTCCCCGGTAAACCACTGAGGGGGACACGCTGCAAACCCGATCGGCGCGGTCGGGACCAGCGTCCCCAAAGGATGACCGGATCAAGGAGTGACACCTCTACTGCTATTGAGCAGTTCCGGTTGACAACCGGCCCACGCGCCAACAGGCCCTTAGCTTAATCCAGCCATAAGGGAGCCTGCTTATAGGATTGCCAACCGCACCACTCGCGCGAGAAATCGCCAACCCAAAAGACAGGCCCAGCCTGCACGCCGACCGGCTCCACCAGCCCGTCAGCGCAAAGCACCCCCGAAACCTCGGAAGAAGGTTTCCGTGCCACGTAACCCATTCACACGCATGTTGCTCGACCCATGCAACGCCCCCCTTTCACTTGGAGCCTACAATGAGCGCTTCGATGTTGAGCGCGTTGTCAGTGAATTGACCGTCTCATTGCCCCCTGGCTCAAGTTACCACCTTATTTGGTTCCCTAAATATCATTGTGGGAACACGGTGACCCCTGACATGACCGTCACGTCCCGAGAGAGCCTTTTTAGCTTCTGGACGTCAAGCCCCGGCTCAACCCAGGTGGTTAATACGGTCACCTCAGCTTGGGGTAACTACATCTCCTTAGGTGGGGAGACTGCCTACCGGTACCACCCCGATCCAGCTTTTGATCTAGTCTCGAGCTCGACAATTTCAGGTGGGCGCACGCTCGCTGCTTGTTGTGAGTTAGAGTACACTGGTCGAGATGATTCGGCCTCTGGCACATACACTGTGTTGTCTGGCAGCCGCCTGGACAACCTTTTCCAGCCCGAGCAAAAGTACGATGAAGCCAAACTCAACTGGTACACCTACGATCAGATGTATGTCACTGGGCGAGACAACAGCCGGCCTCCCCGCGGCACCGAGGTGTTGTACCGACCCCCCCCTGGAGACCCAGCTGAGTTCATCGGCTCAAATCACTCACCTATTGTGTTAGGCACCTCAGGTTCAACCGCAACTACAGTCAACGTTGACCATTTGAACGAAGAGAATCCAGCCTACATTGGCTTTGCACTACGCGCTGCTAGCGACACAGCCACCTACACAATTAGGTTCACAAAGATACTTGAAGTTAAACGAGCTGCCCACTCCTTCAGTATCGCAAACACACAGCCCACCATCGTCAAGGCCGGACCTGCCCCACTGACACAGGCTGTCGCACTCCTTGACAAAGTCGCCCCCAACTGGTCACTTCCTAGTATCGCTTCCAAGCTTACAGGCATGGATGTGATTCAGGGGGCAGGCCATTTACTAGGCACAGCTGCTCGCGCTTTTACTCAGGGCAGTCGTGACTTTCGCGCCATTGGCGCCCTTCCCTAAAACCCCCCCCCGAAACCCCCACGTGCACCAACCTACTGTTGGTTGCCGGCCTCGCCCTACTTACTGGGGCTTGCACACGCATTGGTGACGTGTTCGCTCGATCCCTGGAGCGCATGAGGCACAGATGGCGCACGAGTAGACGAGTGCGCCACAGTTAGCGTAGTTATATTGGGGTTGTAGGTAAGTGATAGTTAGTAGTTATAGCTAGACAACACATTTAGCCAGTTAGCACACTTAGTAGCCTTCATTGTACAGATGCGCGCGGAGCTTTGCTCCCTCCCCGGCTACCATAACCCCTTACATTCAACTGCCCCCAAATACAGAGACATCACGGATAGATACCATGCTAGATGTAACCCTTAAGCGTCACTCCGTTCCAGCGGAGAAGACATGAGCGACGGGCGCATCGTGTAGGAGAAACCTACTTTCTATCCTGGGCACCGTCCCTAAAGAGCTCACTTCCGTATGAGGCTCCCAGGTCTCCCTCTTGATGGGGGGAAAGGTTGAATTTGGAGTTAAGGACCAGCCACGCTACAAAAGAAACCCGAGGCTCAGGCCAGAGCCACAGGTTTGCCGATTCCGTATCGAAGAGAGTAGGGCACTCACGCCTAACCGCCATCCATGATGCATACCATGCGAAGCTCAGCGAGCACTAACAACTTGGCGAACGGAACAAACTGGAACTACAAAGCGACATCAGACAAACCTCACCGCGCAAAAGCCAAAGACCAGGCGGAAGCGCACAAACACACACACGCGCGGCTGACCGAACCAGCTGCAGCAAGAAAGCCCAACCTCACAGAGCCACAACGCCTGCAGCCTCAAAGGAGAGCATCAGTTGCCATTGAGAGGCGATGCCAGCGTTATGGAAAACGCCAAAAAATGGAGGACTCGTATCTCACCTTCCATCCAGACCCCGATGCCGGCTGGGACAAGAGTGCCCGCTGTGGGAGCTGCCTCCAGCTCGGGTTGCCTGGTGCCCTGCCGTGTGCTACACACCGGCCTACTCACGCCAACGCAGGGATCCGAATCGGGGAGGCTAGCAACCCCGGTCCCGACTCCAAGAAAAAGGGGAAAGGGAAAGGAAAAGGACGGGCCAAGAACGGGAAAACAGCGGCACGCAAACGCAGGATAGAAGATAAACTGGCTGAAGGAATAGCCAATCACCCGGTTGCTGAGGATGAACCTCCTGCCTTCATTCCCATTGTGATTCACATCCTCTCTGACCTTCCCACGCTAGGCCTAGTGGGCTGGTCAGGTGGCGGATTGGTCACTGACCGAGGCAACCATCACTACCATTCACACCGGGGGACACCGGTCAGGGCCCAGACGCTTCAGGACACGCCGCGCTCACTCATCAACTTTAAGGAGGTCGAGCCAGGTGTGTACGAGCAGCTCCCCCCGCTTGAGGCTTTCGACAACGAGCCACCATCCGTGACCCCCACAGAGGCTTTCATGCGGATCACCACACACCCCATCACAATCAATGGAAAGGTTTATTTCGGTGAGGACCGGATAATCTTGCGTTCTCTCTTGGAGAAGTTTGCAAAGACCTTTCCAAACCCAGTCATCTCAGATTGCAACATCAATGCTTTCACAGCTTTGGCGAACCGAGATTTCTCATCGCTCCCTATTGGAGTGATCGCGCATACCATCCATCTCTACGTGATACAATGCTATCAGCGTCAACAAGCTGCTAGGGATGAGTTGGTCACTACCATTAAGAACGCGACTATCCCTGAGAAGGGACTCCGGTCTTATTTCAACCCGCTAGGGGTGGAGGATCGACCTACTATGCAGAGTTTGGGGGTGGATTACCAAGTGGATGGCTTCCACCGCATGGAGGGCGTTGATGATCCACTGCCCCAGATCCTGGAGGAAAACGGAAACTTCAGCATAGTTGCCAAGAAGGGGTACACCCCATTTGTCGAAGGGCCCGGACATATTGCTGGGGAATTCCACACCGCAACTAATGTGGCTCCACGAATACATTACACTATCGGGATGGGGATTCGCGGCAAGAAGGATTTCCACGTTCTAGACCGCTCTGGCAACAATGTGGTCAAGGCTTTATCCCGTATGTACAAAGCTCGGGACTCAGAGGGGGAACTACGGGCAAACCAGCTTGCGTTGCTCCGTGTGGGCGACTTGGATCGTCCTCTCCTGAAGGAGACTACCAACTCCCCCGTGCAAACCATTTCCCAAGTTTTCCGCAAAGCCATTGACGTCTCCCCCCAACCGCTACCTGACGAAGATCCACCCACAAATATGGTACGGTTGGTTCTGCATCCATTTTTCCTTGGTATGGAGCGAACCGTAGCCTATTGGGAATGGGCGGTTAGATTCGTCGGACTTGCTCTCTTCCTATACTGTGCATTCGCTGCGCGGGCATGGTACGTCGGTTTGACAACGGTGTTGTTCTGTGGAGTTGGATCCATGGTCCCCACAAAGCGCATCTTCCCAAAGGCTCGGCTTTATCAGCTGTGGTTTCGGGAGATTGTGCTGGGGTTGGGACACACTTACGACGCTCCGCTCACAGACGACGTGGAGGCCAAGTTCAAGGTTGAGTTGGCGAAGCCACGGAAGCATGGGCGACTCTTCGTGAGCTATGGCCAATCCATCCTCCAGGCTGGTTGGATTTTTGACTCCATCAAGAAGGCTTTCTGCGTCTCCCATGACATCGGTGAGATTGCACGCAAGTATCTCCCACGGCTGGCCGACTCTATACCAGAGGCTCGTGCCATCATCTACAAGAGTTTGGACGAGAGCGAGGACCTCACAGACATTATCCGGGCAGATGGCCTGACAGCCCGGATCTTCTCAGATGACATGTCCCTGACTTACAACTACGATGGGGTCAGCTGTTCCTTCGACGCAGACATCTCCAGTTGTGACGCTGGGAACGGCTCCGCCATGTTTTATTTCCTTGGCCTGATCTTCCGGCTGTATGGTTATGGCGAGTTCTTTGCGCATCAGATGAAGCGACTCAGGGCCATCATAACCGTCCGCAACCCATCATCTCGCGACGAGTATGTCAAGATCAGGCCCACCACTTTGTTTCAGGGCAGCGGCTGTCCTGAAACAACCATTGTCAATGACGTGGCATCGTTTTGCATCGTCACGGCTTTTGTGGTATTTATCGCATATTATGACCAGCAGTACCTGTCGATAGCGCCAGGGCTTTCCTTCTCTGGTGGCGACGAGGACACGCGCTCGCGCATCCTCCAGCGAGCTGCCCGAGCTGTTGGGCACAAGGTCACCATTGCCTGGCGTCACAACAACGCTGGTCTCCAGTTCCTCAAGTACTCGCCCCTCACGAGTTCAACTGGTGAGCTCGTTAACACTCGAAACCTGGGGGCTATCCTCCGCAACCTGGGCCGCGTTGAGGGTGATCTTTCAGCTATTATGCTTGGATTGTCCCGCGCAAAGTTTCGAGCCATGAAGCCAGCAGAACGGTTCGAGCGGTACATCTCTGGTGTGGTGTTGGGACTCAAAAACGAGCCACAACATTGCATCACGATTGCCCTAAGGGCGCGATTCTGTTCGGACTCCGCGCCCATTGTGCATCATCACGAAGACACGCTACTCGGCACAGATCGTAGTCACCACATCATCCCTGTCACATCCCTCCAAGAGAGGTATGGTGGAGAGGATCATGAGTGGGACCACCTCGCCGAGGCTATAACCAACCTCAAATATGGAGATCAGAAGTTTTCCAACCTGCTTGACAAGATCATGGAGGTGGATTACGATCTCTAGACCTTCCACTCGCAACCACCCC